GTCAGGTATTTCAAAATCTAAAGCCTTTAGAACAACGTTATATAAATTCTTATCGTGTAAATCATTTGTTCCATTTTCATCTCTATCTATAACCATTCCTTTAACCCATTTAGACGCTAAACCCTGCCACTGTTGATAAGTACCACCGTTAGCTATGAAGTTATCTCTAGCTTCGATTATGTCAGATCTAAACTTACCTTGAATGGTGGCGTTTCTATTTTCATTACTAGGATCTTGAGCTGTAACTGCAAACAGTCCTTTTTCAGCTTGGTTTAACTCTGTAAGTGTTGTTAGATTTCTTACGTTACCTTTCCAAGTAGCGTGGTTCTTATTGATATCTGCTAAAAGACCTGGAGAAGCTTTAGCTAGTACAGGCTCTACAAGACCTACATAATTCTCATTAGAAATATTTGGATAATTTGTAGCTAAATAACTATCTAACTGATTCTGAACTATGCCTCTAACAACAGTAGGATCTTCTATCTGCTGAAGAGTATTCATATTTGCATCAATATAATTTGATGCGTTATATACTGAGTCCAGTCCTGCTTTACTAGCTTCTTGGACCTTAAGACCAAAGAATAACCAAGGATTGCTATCTAGTAATTCCTCTGCAAGATCAGGTCTACCAGCCTTTCTAAGATCTCTAGCACCTTGACCTATATCTCTAGTATCTATCTTGTACTGAGCAATCTTTTCAAATAGACGTTTACCTTGTGCTTCTTTCTTCTTTGACTGTTCTTTAACTTTTGCATCTACAGTTTTTAAACTGTTATCTACTAGGTTCCTAATAGAGTCAACTTGCTGTTGAGTCTTTAACTGAGTAGCAGGATCATAAGTTTCAAAATCAAAAGTTTGACCACCTAAACGTTTCTTATGAAGTTGGGGCGCAGTGGGTTGTCCACCTTCAGGAGCCTGTTCAGCTTCTTCAGTAGCTTGCCTTATTTGGCGTTGTGGTGATATTTGAAATGAATTAGTCATTAGTTACTCAATTACGGTTTCAACTGAACCACCACTTAATATGGCGTTTGCGTCCTCTACAGAACGACCATGATCTTCAGCCCAACCTGCAGCATCCCCTGGATCTACAGGATCTGATCCCATTGTTCTAACAGGTTTAGAAGAGCTGTCTTGATAAGTCTGCTGTTGAGGTCTATTAGACATATAGTTGTTATAAGCCCCCATTGCTGCACCTGCTATATCTGTAAAGCTTAGACCAGCAGAGACTTGTGGTGTCATTGGTCCGTAAATTTCTGTAGGTAAAGGAGACTCAGGTTTAACTGGATCTTGGAAAGGTCTTGGTTCATACAAGCGTACAGAGTTAGCTTTATTCTTAGCTGAAATGTTGGCAGCTCTCATAGCCGCAAGCTTATCACCAATACGGAACTCCCTAGTAATCAATCTATTACTAGCATTTTCCATATACTGCTGATTATATGTGTTATATATTCTGTCAACACTTCTACCTACTTGACCACTTGATACCCTCTTAACAGAATCTGCTAAAGATTTCTGTTTAATTGTCTCTAATTGCATTGTGTCAGCAGCTTCTTCTTCATAGAATCTAGCGTTTAAATCTGCGTACTCTTTACCTAAAGCTTCTGTAGCGTTAATAGAAGTCTCTGTCTTTAGTTTGGCTGCGTTGCTTTTTAACTTATTCTCATACCTTCTTAAATCTCCTACATATATTTGAGTCTTGAGGTAGTTCTTTTGGTCTACTGTATGCTGTCTGAAATTCTGTTTATCTGTTTCTAACTTCTTCCTTATAGCGTTCTTACTGTCTTGTTCCCATTTAGCCCAAGCTTGTCTATAAGCTCCAGTTTTCTGAGCTGAAGTGCTCAGTATGTTCATCCCGAAATTCATGAAACCGCCCATAGCGGGTGATAATAGATCCATTACTGATACTTCCTAGCGACATCAAAATACAAGCCAGTCCATTCTAAAGCAACAAACTTAGCCTGATCCATGCTGTCGTTGACTACTTCTATCGTAACTTGATCGTTCTTACTTTGTACAAATGATCTGAATTTAGCCTCATCGAAGTCAGAGACTGAACCCACAGTGATGTTGGCATTCAAAGGATCTCTACGGTCAAATTCATAAGTAACCTTACTTCTAAATTTAGGTGTAACATCTACTTGGAAGTATCGTGCATCATTGTAGTAAACATCCACATATCGTAACTGAAGGCGACCAGTACGATTACCAATAAAAGTGTTGTCAGTCGCAGTTTTTGAATAGGGCATGAGCTGAGGTGGCTCAAACTTGAAAGTAAACTTTTCACCAAAGATCCAAGAACTAGACGAAAAATCCCCCAAACTATTAAGGGTGAAAGTATTAACACCCGCAGGAACAGCATTAGCCACGACCCAGCGCTTTTCAATTTCGTTAGCATCGTTCTTGTTCTTCTTGATTACTACGAATTGACTTTCATTTACTGTGTAGTATGGCAGCGTAACTGTAGTTTTATTCGTCAAGTTGTTGTAAGCAAACGTGACGATATTACCTGCACTAACAGCTACATCAGTCTCAACACTACTAGCCAACTGTCTGTCTAAAAGGAATAGGTCTTTACTTTCTTGTGGTGGTCTAGATGCGTTAAGAGCCTCTAAGTAGTATCTTGTTTGACTATTCTCTGTATATTTAGCAACGGTGTATAAAGTACCCTCAACAAAATCAGCCCAATACAAGCTCTTATTAGGGAAGGTCCACTTAGACCAAGCATTCTGTCTATTGGTTAAAGAACCTCCAGATGCTTCCCAGAAGAATTGGTAGATGTATAGAGCATCAGGATCATCTTTACTAAGAGCTATTAAGTATTGATCTGTTCTACTAACAGCTAAAGAGTCTATGTTCTTTGGAATATACTTAGGTACAGTTTCTGTAATAACAGCAGTTTGACCAAGGTTAATACCAACAGTACGGTCAGTTGTGATGAAAGTGTGTAGTCCTGTGTAGTCACCTTCTTTAACAGGGAAGATAACTTGAGGACCAACTTGTTGAGGTTTAACATTAGATTCCATTGTGATGGAACTAATACGTCCTACAGAGGCTGTCTCAGGGCTGAATGTGACGTTATCTCCTGAATATAGTCTGAACTGATTCTCATTAGAGAATAGAACTAACTCATCCTGCTGCTGTAAGGCATAGTTAAGAACAGCAACATCATTACTAACTGCTGTCAAATCAATAGGATCGTTATCTCTTACTTGTAAAGCTGATTGTTGCCAGAAATTATAGTAATCACCTGCTTCACTGAGGATTATATTCTCTCCACTAATAAACCCTAAACGGTTTTTAAAGAAGACAATATCGTTAATAGCTTCTTCTTCAAAAGAAGGTCCAGGTAACTCATCTTCATCACCAGCTAAACGTAAAGTCCATCCAGGAATTTTAACTGTTGTAGAACCATCGGTATAGTCAGAACCACTAAAAGGTTGAACAGTAAATCTAGTTAAACCATCATCATTCTTGTAGTAAACAAATGAATGAGGCATTGTGTTGTCGTCTAGCTTTCCTCTAGCTCCCCAACCTCCTTTCTCTTCCCAAGTACCTCTACCATAAGTACCTGCAACAGTTGTGTTCTCAGCGTTAAACGTTAGATAATAAGAACTCTGATCTGCTGAACCATCAGGTGCAACGATGATTTGATAACCTTCCCAAGAGGTTTGAGGTAGTTCAACAATACTTGTAACCTGACTAGCAAAACCACTCATCAGAGTGTTACCTCTAGCGTCAGATACAACAAACTTTTTAAATGATCTAGATGCGCTTGCTAACCCTATACGTATTTGAGAGTCAACTGTTGAGAACGTTAAATGGTTACTACTGTCTGCTGTGTTAAGAGCTGCAGCCAAGTCGGTAGCAATTGTTTGAGTACTTACTGCTGTACCTGACGCTAAAGTTGCTGTAGTTATGTTTGCATCAATAGTATCTCCATTATCTAGTTCAATCGATACTTCATACTTAGTTGCATAGTCAACCAACTTCACCCATATCTGAGCCTTAATAGGAACATACTTATTGCTGATATATCCAATGTTGTTTCTAGTTAAAGTCTCAGAACTGTCGTAAGCAACTTTCTTCTGAGTATTAGTTATAAATACAAAGTCCTGAAAAGAAGTAGCTCTAAATCTATCTCTAGCTCTACCTGACCCTCTGAAATATTCAAGGTTTGCAGTAGTAATACCAGCAAAGGTTTGTTCGACTGGTACAACCGTAGGGAGAATACCACTTATAGGTTCCATATTCGACAAGCCTGTGACATAAGCACGACTAGCCTCTGCAGTCATTGTGATGCTAGAACCTGACGCTGTACAGTCTTTATCAATAGTAATTTTATTAGTACCTATCTCCTTAATCACAGAACCTGCTGGTATGTTCGTACCACTTACCCCATTACCAACAAATAAATCAGTAGTACCACCTGACGATATTGTTATAACTGGAGAATTATTAACTGTAGTTATAGTCTTGGTTACTGTATAACTATCATCAACTATTGCTAAAACGAAGCGTTCATCAGTACTTCGGTTATATACGTAGTACCAAGCTTCATCCCATTTAACAGTACCAGTAGGAGCATTACCTCCATGATTAGTTGTTAAATTATCTATCCGTTTTACAGGTACACTACCTAATCGTTTCTTAAGACCTTCTACTAAATCACAGTTAGCATTCTCAAGACTCTTAGCAAATCCAGGTAAAACAAAACTTGTTGCTTGTTGATTGACTCCTTTATTAAGAGGACCAATAACTTGACTATAAAGTTCTCTAGACATTAGAAGCGATTCAGAATATCAGGACCAAATGTTGTTAATACACGACCACCATACATATCATCAGGACCACTAATGTAGTTATGATTTTGTGCCATATCCTCTGTTCGTCTTAAAGTTTGTAGTGCTTTTTCTTCATCATCTGCTGTATAACTTTCTATACTACTAGATGATATTAATCTATTAGAGAACTGTCTTGCAGCTCTAATCGTTATATATCTTTTACCTGTTTCTGGTACATCATCCCAAGCTAACTCTTCTACAAGTTGAGCTATTAAATCAGTAGTAGAACCAGTTAAAGCTACACCCAAACTACCTCTTAAATCGTAAGTATTTTTAACACGATCAAATAATTTAACACCTCTCAATACAAACCGTTGGGAAGGATATGAAATTGGATTAAACCGTAAAGCAAGAGTATTACTAGGAAGAGTAGAATGCCCATTTGCATCTAAAGGTATATTGTCATAGACCATAGTGTTCCAAGACCAACCTTCACCTTGGACTTCTGTACTCACCTCTTCTAACACTCTTTCTGCTAAGGCTGCATCACCAGTTAAAGGTGGCGTTAGTGAGTTTAAAGGTGCTTCTCCCACAATGGAAAGAAGTGTATTGACTGCTTGTAGTTTTGTAGTTGCCATATATAAACAAAAAGGGGAAACTTTACGCCTCCCCTTATTGTATTAGGTTTTCCTAAGTATTTACCAAGGATTGCCATCATGAAGTAGCGATACTGCACAATCAGGACGGAGAATACCGTGTCCAACTGCGTAGCTTGCAACCATCATGGTGCTCTGAGTCATTGCTTTGTACTCAGCCCCAGTCATCTGCATATTGAGATCCTTAAGAGCAACTGTTCCTACAGCTTCTTTTGTGAAGCATAGGCCGAACAAGTTGGTAAGAGTTGAGGTGTTACCCTGCTCATCTTGCCAGTAGTCGTTAGTTCCTGAAGCTGCTGACCCATCAGAACCATCCTTACCATTGATGTAGTTAGGACGCTCACCACGTACAGTTGCTGATTGAGCTGCTGTACCTGAATAAGTATTTCCGTAAGAAGCAGATCCAAGGTTGTTAGAAGTCCTGACTGTAAAACCAGCAACACTAAGAACATTATTACCCTTGAAGGTTCCGTTAGCTCCACCTCCACCATTCCAATCAGTGTTAATTGCACGATCAGAATTTAGAAGATCATAATAAGCTCCTGGAGATAGGACAACTACACGGCCATCCTTAGGAGCATCCTTTTCGTCAAGTGCTTGGCAAGCCTTGTAGAGGTTTTCTACAATCAGTTCACCTCTAGCGTTGCGGTTAGCAGCACCATTAAGGTTGATACCTGTGTAGGAAGTTCCACCAGGAAGCTTAGCAAGTGTGAATAGACGCTCACCAACTGTAAAGGCTGAATTAGTACCAGTACCAATAGAACCAATTGGGTTAACAACAAATGTTGCTGCACCGTTAGAAGGAGCTGTTGTTATAACAGCATAGGCTCCAGAAGTTTCACCATAAACAACCTTACCAACAGCCCAATCAGCTAGTTCAGCAGTTTGGAAGTTAGCAGAAAGTGTAATGGTGTTAGTACTTACAGAAGCGTATGTACCACTATTCAACTGGAAGATTTTGTTATCCCAGTCGTCAACACGACCATCAGACTCAGAAGCTGTGAGAAGTGTACGTACTAAACGCTGATCATAGGCTCTTGATAAAGCCCTTCCTAATTCACGACTATAGATTGACCTCACATCCCAATGGAGTTTGGCTTCATCTAAATCATACAAACTGGCATCTGCGATAAGGAGATCATCAATTGTAATAATCTTCTCACCGGTCATGCCTTTGTTACCTTGGCCGGTAATCCAATCACCTGGGCGATGATATCGACTTGAGAAGCGACCCGTAATTGGGAAGCTGGCCGATTTGCCTGAGGAGATGGTTCTCTTTTGAGTTAAGTCTTTGAAAATTGTCTCTCTATTGAAGACCGTTAG